AGGACATCGGTAACTCGCTGGCCGAACTTGGGGACGATGGCGTGACCCCGGCACATTGCAGCCCTAACATCATCAGGACTTTTCGCGCATTTGCGTGTGAAATTGTGTACCTGCGCCCCGTAGCTACTTGCACGACCTGTAGCTGACCCTCCAGCAAAGACGAAGGCTCCTCGGACTCGGCTGTCCTCAACGTCGGCAAGCTGGGCGAGTCGGGCGAACTTGGCGACCGACGACGCCCAGAGGTCATCGGCGCACTGGATGATTTCTTGGACATCGGGAGGTACTCCTTCACAATTTAATAAATTAGCGCGAACAGTCTTGTCGATGCTGACCTTGTCGTCCTTGGTCATCAACGCTCGGGCCTCGGGGCCGACTCTGTCCCAGACCCACTGGCGCATCTTGGGAGAGCGTACCGAGGTCAACTCGCCCTTGGACACCTCCCTAACAATCTGAGCGATCTCAGTGGCCTCTGTGGCGGCGTAGGACACCGCTGCGCGGCAGAGCGGCACATCGACCAAGACGCCCCGGTCGTTGATGCGCTCGTTAACGTGGTAGTCCAGTAGTTCGTCAGCACTTAATGGCCGCATGGCCTGACTGATGGCCCTCATGGCCCGAACGTCCTGTTCGCAATACTGAATCATCTCAGCAGTCAACTCAGCCGACTCTTGGAACGGCGGGACGCACATCTTGCGGATGAGCGCAGCGCCCCGGTGGTCTTTCTTCATGGACGCGCCCATGAACCGGCCCACGTCCTCCAGCGACCCTGGCGCGCAGTTGGCACGGGCCTGCGCGGCGGTGCAGTAGAACTGCTCCAGCGGGATGTTGACCTGCAAGACGTACCAGCAGATGAGCCGCTCAAAGGCAGCGTTGTGCGCCATGATGCGGTGGCCGGTGAAGTCAGGTAGTGGGCCTGTCGTCCACGTCTGCACCTCACCATCATCGACGGCATAGGACATACACAGCACCTCGGTCGTGAGGTCTTGCGCGTAGTTGTAAACGCCGCGACTTTTTAAGTCACAGGTGGAGCGGGTTTCAAAGTCAAGCCAGATCATTTTCCAATGCCCACTCTTGCGAATGGGCATCAGAAAACGGCTTACGCTGCCGCTACGCGACGACGGCGCCCGGCTGGCGGCGCCTCTGGCTCTGGCTCACCTTCCATACTAATCCACTCGACAACCTCAAAGATTGGCGTGTAAATCTTGCCGTAGGACTTGTGCTGGTAGTGATCCCGCTTGAGCATGACCACCGGCACGGGCTTGGTCTGATCTTTCTCGACCTGCTCGGCCAGCGCAGCGGCGATGGTCTGGACGCCGCGCTTGCCGCCCACCGAGGTGGTCGTAAACCGCGCCTCCATTCCGGCATCGTCGCCGGTCAAGCACTTGAGGCTCATGCCGATCTGCTGCTCCCAGCCCTTCTTGGCGCCGGGTGGCGGCTCGTCGATCTCGGGCAGCGGCTGGCTGACCGCGACCATCTTCTCACCAAGCACTTCACCATCACCCCAGGCAATGTAGCCGTGGACAAAGGAGAAGGGATTGACGGCCCAGGTCGAGTCGTCCTCGACCTCGGTCTGGTCTGCGCCAAAGACCCAGTGACCGCCCTTATCCATCTTGAGGATAACGACACCGACCGGGCCTGCGCTTGCGCTAATGCTCTTGAGAGCAGATGAAAGAGTACTGATGGCTGGCAGACCAGCCTTGGAGAACACTGAAAGATTTGACATTTTTTACCTTAACTTAGTTTAGAAAGACGGGCAAGTTGTTTGCCCAACAAAAGCACCTCGGGGCGCGGGTCGTCTGCGCTTGCCAGGGTACTACCCGAAGAGACAGCGACCACTAAGTCAGTCGGCAAGGCGATCTTGCGCTTTTTGAGCGCCTTCTCAGCCTTGGCCGGTGACAATAGCGAAGTCTCCATCACTTCAGATTCTTCAAGGCCCAACGCAAACAAGGCAACTTTGGCCTTGTCCTCGTCAGTCCATTGTCTGATTGCCCTCTTGGCAACCAACTTATAGTCTGGCAGTCTAGCACCCGACTCCAGCATTGACAGGGCCAACTCGCGCAGGCTGGAAATCCAAGTCTCCAGCAAATCGGCGTTTTTTAAGTAGGTGCTAATTTTTCCCGCATCTAAATTATCCAGCGTAGTCGCCAGCGCCCGGTCGGCAGCGCCTGTCATCTGTGGGCAGATGGGCTTGGCCGGGCAGAACCGGCAGTGGTCGCCCACCGACAACTGCGCGTCAGGCAGGGCCGACTGCTTGACGGCCTGCACCAGATCACGTTCGAACGTCCGAATACGTTCGGGCGTAGTCACCCACCGCCGCACCGCCGGGGGTTGGATGATGACGCACTCCACCTCGGTCGCACCTTCAAACGCCCAGGATGACTCAGGCGTCCGCATAGCAGCAGCAGCGTAGAACATCAATTGCTCGTTCTCCTCGGCGGTTACCACCACACCGTCGCCGAACTTCCAATCCAGCACAATGGCCCGGTTGCCTATGCGGCCAATCAGGTCGGTCGAGCCGAACACGCCCGGCAGCAGGTCGCCAAAGCCGACCCGCTGTTCAGTGTTGAAGTTCATCTGCTCCAACGGGTCGATCTCGTCAAGCAGCGCCAGCGCCGTCTTCAACTTCTCGCAATGGTCGTCGTCCAACACGATGCCGTTGAAGGTCTTGCCCAGCAGACTGTAGGCGCTGGCATCGCCGTCGTTCACCAGCAGGTCAACAGCAGAGTGCAGGGCCGTGCCATCGGCCATGTACTTGTTCTCGACCTGTGGCGGCATCTGCGCCACCAGGGCCACACTGCCGGGGCAGTGCATGACCCGCTTGGCGGTCGAGCCGCCGACGATCTTACTGTGATTCATCTTCTTCCTTCTTAGACACGGTGATTGAATTTGGAATTGAAGAGTATCTTGTTTCCATCTCATTGAAGCCGTAGCCTTCGATGAGCGTGTTGGCGTGGAGCAGGATGATGCGCTCGATTTCGGCGCGGGTGAATTCGATCTTCATGGACTCTACTTTCGTTGTTACCCGAGATTGGGTGAGGCCATCATAGCACATAAAAATAAAGCTGCACAAACTTTTTTTCTGTGATAAAGTTAGTCACATGGAAAAACACATCGAAGCCTACCTAGTCAAGCGCGTCAAGGCGTTGGGCGGCATAGCCTACAAGTGGCGCGGCCACGGCGGCGCTGCCGACCGCATCGTGGTGCTGCCCGGCGGCGTGGTGTGGTTCGTGGAAGTCAAGACCCTCGGCGGTCGGCTGTCCGCGCTCCAGAAAGTCTTTGCCGCCGACATGGCGCGGCTGAACCAACGGTACTGTGTGCTGTGGACAAAGGAGCAGATAGACGCATGGCTAACTACTACAACGAAATAGACCCGTATGCCGCGCAGTGGCTACGCAACCTGATAGACGCAGGGCATATCGCCCCTGGAATTGTTGATGAACGGAGTATCTCAGATGTCAAACCCGCCGATCTTGCAGGCTACACCCAATGCCATTTCTTTGCTGGCATCGGCGTCTGGAGCCATGCGCTACGTCAATCAGGATGGCCTGACAGTAGACCTGTTTGGACGGGTAGTTGCCCGTGCCAACCTTTCAGCGCAGCAGGCAACGGGGGGGGCGTCACCGACAAGCGTCATCTCTGGCCTACCTGGTTCAATCTTATCCGCGAGTGTTGCCCTCCAGTTATCTTTGGTGAGCAAGTTGAAAGCGCGATTAACCACGGATGGCTCGACCTTGTTCAAGCTGACCTGGAAAGAGAAGACTACGCCTGCGGGGCGGTTGGTCTACCGGCTGGCGGCGTCGGCGCGCCGCACATCCGACAACGACTCTGGTTCGTGGCCCACGCCGATAGTGGGCGACACAACGGGTGGGCCTCGGCCACCAGACAGCAGGCGGGGGCCAGCGCCGGGTTTGCAAACGGCGGCGCACTTGACCAGTTGGCCGACAGCCAGCGCAAGGGATTGGAAGGATACGTCAGGGATGAGCGAAACCGGGACAAACTTAGACGGGTCAACGCGCAGCCGGTTAGATCAGTTGCCGCGAGTAGCGCATTTGACCAGTTGGCCGACGCCAATGGAACACGAAGCGCGGCTTGGGTTTCAGAATCGAATGACGGGGAAAAAAGGGACGCAGGAATCTCTGACAACAGTAGCGGTCAAAAATTTAGCGCCCGATTTAGACCCGAGAATTTCTGGTCTGACTGCGATTGGCTCCCCTGCCGCGACGGTAAAGCCCGGCCAGTTGAACCCAGCACATTCCCGTTGGCTCATGGGGCTACCGCCAGAGTGGGACGCCTGCGCGCCTACGGTAATGCCATCGTCCCGCAAGTCGCGCAAACCTTTATAGAGGCTTATCTTGAATCTTAGACCCTACCAAGAACAGGCAGTTGACTTCCTGTACGAGAACGACCGGGCCATGATCCTCGCCCCGGTCGGCGCAGGCAAGACCGCCATCGCCCTGTCGGCTATGGACGCGCTTATCAGCAAATGTCTTGTGGGCCGGTTTCTGGTGGTGGCGCCGCTGCGGGTGGCCGTCAGCGTCTGGCCGACCGAGGCCCGGCTGTGGGCCGAGTACCGCGAAGTGTCGGTGGCGGTTGGGACGCCCAAGCAGCGGCTGGCTGCGATTGAAGACTCAGACGCCCAGATCGTGGTGACCAACTACGACAACCTGCAATGGCTGGCCGACCACTGGGACAGATGGTGGGGCTTTGACGCCGTCGTGTTCGACGAACTGACCCGGCTGAAGAACCCCTCTGGCGCTAGGTTCAAGGCTTTCAACAAGGTCATCACCGAGGTGCGTACCCGCTGGGGTCTGACAGGTTCGTTTACCAGCAACGGCCTGGAGGACGTGTTCGGCCAGTGCAAGATTGTCGATCAGGCGCTGCTGGGCCGTAGCAAGGGCGCGTTCCAGCAGCAGTACTTCTTCTTGGTCAACAAAGATTTCAACCAGTGGGAGCCGCGCCCAGGCGCGCTGGAGCAGGTCATGGCGCGGATCAAGCCAGCCACGTTCGTGCTGGAGCCGGGCGAGTACAAGGACAAGCTGCCACCGCTGCACACTGTGCCGGTGCGGTTCGACCTAGTCAACCGCCAGCCCTACGACCAGATGAAGAAGGAGTTTGTGGCGCAGTTCCCCAACGCCCAGGCGGTGGCCGTCAACGCTGGCGTGGTCACGGCCAAGCTGCAACAGATGGCGTCTGGGTTTGTGTACGGCGACTCGACCGTCTGGTTCGACACGTCCAAGTTCGACGCCCTGGACGACCTGTTGGCCGAGAACCAACACGCCAACACCATCATCGCCTACACCTACCGCGAGGAGTTGGCCGAACTCAAGCGCCGCTACCCTCGCGCTGTGACGCTGGACGAGCCAGACGCCATTGAACGCTGGAACGCTGGCAAGGTCGAACTGCTGCTGGCCCATCCTAAGTCTGCCGGGCACGGCCTTAACCTGCAACACGGCGGCAGCAAGATCATCTTCTTGTCGCTGCCCTGGTCGCTGGAACTCTACGAGCAGACCATCGGGCGCCTGCACCGCAGCGGCCAGCGGCATGACGTGTGGTGCTACGTCATGGTGGCGAACAAGACCGTAGACGAAAAGATATGGGCGGCGCTCCATGACAAACGCGCCATTTCTGACATTGCACTGGAGGCACTAAAGTGACCCGACTCACACAACTCAGGGCTAGGCTCAAAGCAGCCCAGGCCGAACTTTTGATCCGCACTCGGACGCACAATAGCGCGTCACGGGCCTACAACAAGGTGGTGGCGCACATCGCTGAACTGGAGAAGAGAATTGATAACTTGGCGAAAATTTCAAACTGACCTGCCCAATTACAGCGAGTCCGACCTGCTGGCGTTGCTGGATGAAGAGCAAACCCAACACCGCAGAGTGACCATGCTAGAGCGCATCCACCAACGCTACTGCACCCTACGTTCCAACCGGGAGCGGCTGGAGTTGCTGAAGTTCGGGAAAAAACCATGAACTGGGTCGCTGCGGCTTTGGTGGCCCTGGTCATGTCCACGGCCTACTTGTTGGACGGCCCGTCTGAGCATGAGGCAAGAGTTGATACGGTCGAGGAAAAGATTCAAAAGCTGTGTGGAGAGAACGCAGGCTGGAAGCTGTTAGACGATGGCAGCATCCAGTGTTTCACACATCGTGGTTTCAAAACAAAGAAGGTGCAACTATGAGTGACAGATTGGAATTGACAGAACACACTGTGTTCATCCTCAACGGCATCAAATTACTGCCTCACTACACCCTGCCAGTGTTTGTGACGCCAGGGCATACCAGGACAACGCCGTTGAAAACGTGGACGGTGGAGGAACTGAAGGATGCTGGTGCTGTTGAGAGCAGCGCGTTCTTGTGGCCTAGGCATACCCTTGCAAGCGGAGGTTCAAATGGATGATGATGATGACTATGAACTGGCAAACCTAATGCACTTAATTGCTACGGTAATCCTGGTCCTGTTTGCCGTGACAGGCATTGCTGGCCTTGCGGGTTACTTTTGGGAAATGCTATGAACGGTGCAGACTTCTACGAACACTTTAAGGATGCGCTCAAGTATTTGGGGCTGACTTGGGGCGAGATGGATAAGGTTGTTGTCAGCATTGTTGATGGCAAATTCACGATGATTGCAGCAGGAAAGTCCTGCACATTGGAGTTGAAATGACTAAGCAAGAAATGCTAAAAATCCTACGCTTGCTCTCAGCAATGGAGAGTGCAATGCTTTGCAACAAACAAACAATGCCAGATTATTTGTTTGAAGAGATTGATGCAGTACTGGTGCTACTTGAGAAAGCGATACTGAAATGACTGACTTAAGACAAGCCGCGCAGCAGGCGCTGGAGGCGTTAGAAACATTGAGCAAACTTGGCAATGGCAATAGCGATGGCAACAGCATCGGCAACACAATTGCACAAGAAGCGCGAGAACATCTTTTTACTGCATTAGCGCAGCCAGCGCAGGAGCCGGTGGCGTGGTTTTCCCCGTCCGGTGCTTTGTATCGCACCCGGTTTCATGCAGTTGCAAATGGCGAACAACTGTTGACGCCCCTATACACCACCCCACCCGCAGCACAGCCAGAGCAGGAGCTAGTGGCACCAAAGTGTGGGGCAATCATTGAAGTTTTTGGTAAAGACTGGCGGCTGGAATATCTGTCGTTGCCAGTTGGCAAACACAAACTCTATACCCAGCAGTACACCTACACCACCCCACCCGCAGCACAGCGCCCGTGGCAGGGTCTGACGGATGAAGAGATCAATGCCGTATACGAACAGGCCGAAGTTCTTGTACATGATTCATGGGTCGGTAGTGGCACTGTCGGATTGATGTTCCCCATCACGTTATACAAAATGTTTGAAGCCAAACTGAAGGAGCGCAGCACATGACGCACAATTTAACGGCAATTCCAGCAAAGTATTTCGCCGTAAAACCCTACCGCGCTGAACAGATTGGGCCAACCTGGTGGGCCGTAATGAACAAGCATGGCATCAACTGCTTAAATTTTTTGGAGAAGCCTGGTGCTGTTGTGACAACAGAACTTGATGCCAAAAAGATTGCCGAGGAATGGAACGCCAGAACTGAACCATTCCCCCAGCGGATTGAAACCTACGTTGCGCCAGTCACCACACAAATGACTGATGCAGAAATGGCGGCTTACGTCCGCAACCGCCGATATGATTTTGTAACTAAAACATGGACAAACTCTTAATGGATAACTGGCCCTTCCCCACTGAACTGCCCAAACCGCAGCCAAACAAGCCTATCCCGTTTAACCCTGCCAACCATGAGGATGCGCCGTGGTGATATCTAAGCAAATCCGTGATGCCTTGGCCCAATCGCCTGATGGCCTGACTGCCAAGCAACTGGCGCTGATGTTAGACGCAGAGCCATCAGCAATCAACCGCAGCCTGGCGCTGATGCCTGACACTTATATTGACCGCTGGGTCAAGTCCAAAAGCAAGCACGCAGCGGTGCACTGCTTGGCGTTTGTCCCTGACGATTGCCCACACCCATGACGCCTACATTCAACACGTGGGACAGGGCGACTCTGGACAAGTTTGCGCTTGAAGCCTACCTGCGCTTGCAGCAGCAGCAAGACCAGCTTGAGCAGTTGCGGGGCGACCTCAGAAACGCTATTGAGGCGTACCGGGCACTAAACAAAGGGTCTAGTGCCTAGCTTATCAATGATGAGCGCCTGACGCCTGGGCTTGTCGCTGATGCTGATATGCGTCCAAGCGTCAAACTCTCTGATGATTTGGTCATAGGGTAAGTGCAGCAACGCCCTCACCACGGCGTCTGGAGCGACCCCAGGTACTCGAAAGTCAGCAGCCAAGCCCAGCCTATGGTGCGAGGTGTCTTTGGAGCCTACGGCGTCATTCACGGCCTTGCTGCGAAACGCTGAGTTAATCATTATTGGCTTACCGCCAAGCGTTGTTTTGACTGTCTCAAGAAACTCAGCCAGGCGCTGAAGGTTTGCCAGTTCAGCAGCGTTTGGCGTGTTGTCCAGGCTGCGGTGGTCGGTATGCGTAAGTTCCGCAAGGCTAAAGTGAGGCGTCATTTTTTACTCAGCAAATCAGTCTTAGCTTGGCTCCCGGCACTGGAGCCGAAATAATAAGCAATGATGCCCGTCCAGGCTGTGCCCAAGCTGCCCAACATCATCAAAATAGCAGGGTTGCTGGAGTCAATCTTGTTGAAAAACATCATAATCATAATGGTAAAAAATCCAATGGTCACAGCAGCAGCCAGGATTGGCGGCATCGCTGACCGAGTTGCGGCCTGCATATCACGCGCAGACTTGCGATCTTCAACTTCCAGCTTTTCAAAGTTCAGACCGAGTTCTTGCGCTTGTTTTTGCAACTCGATCTCAGCCAGCTTGACTTGAGCAATCTGCTCTGCGCTTAATTTGTTGCTGCTGATTAGGTCGCCAACCTTTTCAGGGTCAACGCCAATAGCTTTGCTGATAGCCGATACCGCCATGCCAGCCAAGGGGCCACCCATTGCCGTTGCAATCGTAGGTGCAATTTGTTTAAGCCAGTCCATTATTTCTCCAATAAAAATGACAAGTTTGCATGGCGAGGATACTGAACCACACGCTCACCCTCGGGGCATTTGTATTTGATGGTTGCCA